CGGACAGACCCTATCTTGGGTGGTGTTTCCGATTTTGTACCACAAAATCTTGCGTTGTCCGAGGAAAATGACCGGTTTTCGGCACCTTTGGAACTGTCCGGGAACACTGAGGAAGTGTCCGGGCGAGGGTCGAATCTGCACGAAACTGAGTCGGAAGCCGGAGAAGCGCTGCACGAAATGAAGTCGGAATCTGCGGCGGCGAGACGGCGTGGTCTGCACGAAAGCAGGTCGGAAGTCCGGGAAACGCTGCACGAAATGAAGTCGGAATCTGTGGCAGAGAAACGGCAGGGCTTGCACGAAAGCAAGTCGGAAGTCGGAGAACTGGCGCACGAAACAAAGTCGGAATCTGCGGCAGAGAGACGGCAGGGCTTGCACGAAAGCAGGTCGGAAGTCGGGGAACTGGTGCACGAAAAGAAGTCGGAATCTGCGGCGGAGAGACGGCGTGGTCTGCACGAAAAGAAGTCGGAAGTCGAGGAAACGGTGCACGAAATAAAGTCGGAATCTGCGGCGGCGAGACGGGGGGGCTTGCACGAAAACAGGTCGGAAGTCGGAGAAACGGTGCACGAAAGCAAGTCGGAATCGGTGGAGCGGTTCGCCGAGGGACTGCTGGAGGGCCTGCGCCGTGCCGCCGCTGTGAGATAGGGGGTTTTCTATGAACACCAGAACCGTTTTGCTTTGGCACAACAACGGTGAGGAGCGCATCTACTTTACAGTCAATCCCGCCCGGCTCACCGTCACCCGGCCCAATGAGAACCGGGTGCGGAGCCTTGCCATGGGCGGGACTGTGAATATCTGGGGGGGCCGGGGACTGCGGGAGGTCAGGCTGACCACGTTCCTGCCCAGCGCCTACTCGCCGTTTTTTGACGGAAAGGAGCCGGAAAGCGTCCTCGCCATGCTGAAAAGCTGGCAGGATTCAGGCGATCCCGTGCGGCTCATCATCTCCGGCAGCGACATCAACGATGCGTTCCTCATCGAGGATGTGTCCGAGACGCTGGCGGAGGGGGACAGGGACGTGGGGCTGACTGTGACACTGCGGGAGTATAAATTCAAGTCGGCGCTGGCGGCTCTGGCCGGGGGGAGCGGCGGGAGCGGCTCCGCCCCTGTCCGCAAACGGACGGACGAGCGGGTCACGCCCCAGACCTACACCGTCAAAAAGGGGGACACCCTTTGGGACATCGCCTGCCGCTTTTACGGCGACGGGACGAAGTGGGGGAGCATCGCCGCCAAAAACGGCGTGACGAATCCCCGGAAACTGCAAATCGGAAAGGTGCTGACGCTGTGAAACTGCTGATCGGACAACAGATGGTCATGCCCGCACTGGAATCGGTGCGGCTGGGCAAGACCCGGAACGAGGCGGCGGCGTGTCTCACCGCCACGGTGCTCATCGCCCCGGCGGACACCTACTTTTTGAAGCTGTCCGTGGCGGTGGGGGACGTGGTGCGGCTGCTGGATGACGGCGGGAAGGAGATCTTCCTCGGCAGCGTCCATGAACTTGACCGGGATCCGGAGGCCGTGACCCTGACGGCCTATGACCGGGGGGTATATCTGACCCGGAACGAGCTGTACGGCGTGTACGCCGGGACGGGACGGCGGATCGCCGGGAAGATCGCCGGGGAACTGGGCGTTCCGCTGGGGGTCGTGGAGGACGACGGCCTTTACCGCACCATCGTCACCGGGCCGGGGGAGTCCGCGTTCTCCATCCTGCGCAGAGCCGTGGGGGAGGGGCGGGAGATCGCCGTCCGGGGCGGGGCGCTGACCGTGACGAAGGGGGGCGGCGGGGCCGTTCCCCTGCCGCCGGAGCGGGTGTTGGAGGTCTCCGGGCGGGCGTCCATGGGAAACATGGTGAACCGGGCCGTGGTGACGGGCCGGAACGGGCGTGTTCTCGCCGCCGCCCAGAATACCGGGGACATCACCGCCTGCGGGCGGTTCCAGCGGGTGATGGGAAAGAGCGGCGATCCGCAGGCGCAGGCCAAGGCCGCGCTGCGGCGGCGCAGCCTGTCCGCAAGGGTGACGGTGCTGGGGGATTTGTCCCTTCGGTGCGGCGGGCGGGTGGAGGCCCACCGGCCCCAATGGGGACTGGAGGGGGTCTATGACATCACCGCCCACGAGCACCGCTGGGAAAAGGGCGTGTTTACCACGTCGCTGAGTTTGGAGGGAATTGAGGCATGAACGTTTACAGTGAACTGCTGGAGCTGCTGACGCCGGAGCGGAAGGACGCCCCGGCGGGGCTGTTCGGCACGCTGGCGGCGGTTTCGCCGCTGACCGTTACCGTTCGGGGGACGGCGCTGACCGAGGGGCTGTTTTATCTCCAAGGGACGGTGTTCCGTGAGGAGGACATCGGTAAGGAACTGGCGCTGCTGTCCTGCGAGGAGGGCTTTTGGATCCTCGGCTTTGTGGGAGGTGGGGGCGCATGATCTTTCCCGACTGGGGCACAGCCCCCGACACCGCGCCGGAGGAAGCGCTGCCGCTGTTCCGGGAGTGGGCCGTGGACTGGGAGAACGAGAGCTTTGCCCTGCGCCGGGGAGAGCCGTATCTGGTCAGCGGCGATGAGGCTTTGAAAATTTGGGTGACACGGGCGCTGCGGCCGGAAAGCCAGCGGTTCCGCTATACCGCGTGGTCGGCGGACTACGGCAACGAGCTGACGCTGCTGCTGGGCGGCTGCGTGGATCAGGGGATTCTGGAAAGTCAGGTGCGGCAGTATGTGCGGGACGCGCTGCTGGCGTGTCCCTATATCCGGGAGGTGGACGGATTCTCCTTCTCAAAGAAGGGGAGCCGGGTGGAGGCCCGGTTCACCGTGCACACCGTCTATGAGGAGTTTACCCAGAAAACGGAGGTTTCGATCAGATGACCAAGGAAGAAATGCTGCGGCTGCTGACAGCCGCCTACACCGGCCCCGGCAGCGCCGCCGAGGGCACCTTTGCCGGAGACGTGCTCCGGGCCTGCGCCGACGGAATGGCGCAGCTTTGGAGCATGGAGATCGACGGACTGGAACGGCGGGCCTTTGTGTCCTCCGCTGTGGGGGAGTGGCTCACCGCCGTGTGCGCCGACCGGGGGTGCGTTCGCAAGGAGGGGGAGACGGACGAGGAGCTGCGCGCCCGGACGCTGGCGGCGTTGGCCGCCACCCCCGCCTCCGGCAACGCCGACCACTACGCCGCGTGGTGCGGACAGGTGGCGGACATCCTGCGGGTGAAGGTGCTGTCGCTGGCAAGAGGAAACGGCACCGTGGACATCGTGGCGGTGGGCCGGGAGGGGAAAGCCCCCAGCGAGGCCGCCATCCGGGAGGCCCAGGCCGTCGTGGACCGGGAGCGGCCCGTAGGCGCGGACGCGAAAGTGATCGCCGCCGCTGAGACGGCGGTGAACGTGGCGGCGTCCGTGACGCTGATGGACGGCGGCAGCTTGGAGGGCGTGAAAACCGCCTTTTCTCAGGGCTTGACCGCCTTTTTCCGGGACAACGCCCTGCGGACGTGGGTGGTCAGCCACGGCAAGGCCCTGCGTCTGCTGCTGGACTGCGCGGGCGTGGCGGATGTGTCCGGCTTCACCATGAACGGCAGCGGCGACAGCCTGACGCTGCAAGAGGGCGCTGTGCCTGTGGTGGGCACGCTGGCGCTGACGGAGGTGAAGGCATGAGACTGCCGGAGTTTTTGACGGAGCTTTCCCCCGTCCGGGAGACGCTGGCGGCGCTGGAGCAGGGGGAGAACGCCATGGCGGAGGCCGTGGCGGAGAAGAACGGGCAGGTGTGCGTGACCACCGCCACCGGGGGGCTGACCCTGTGGGAGCGGGACTACGGCCTGCCCGTCCGGGAGGGGGCCGCGGTGGAGGATCGCCGTGCCGCCGTCCGTGCCGCCATGGCCGGGGGGCGCACCCTGACCCCTGCCTTTTTGAAGGAACTGTGCGTCACGCTGGGCGGCGGCGACCGGGGCGAGGTGGAGGAGGACTTCGCCCATTGGAGCGTCACGGCGCTGGCGGTGGGCGAGGGCCGCGTTCCGGCGGATATTCCGGCCCTGAAACGGGCGGTGGAGCGGCTGAAACCCGCCCACCTGTCGGTGACAGTGCTGCCCACGGCGGACTTGACGGCGCAGCGCTGGGCGGCGGTCACCGGCGGTGTGATGATGGAGGTCTGGGGGTAA